GATAAATTTTTGTGCATCTTCTTCTGCAGCATGTAAGTCAAATGTATTTCCATCTGAGTCTTTAATTTTTGTTACAGGTAAACTTTTGTCTACATTAAAGTTTACTAAACCACCAGTACTGCTTAATCCACGAGCTGGTGCTTCAGTTAAAATATCTAAGTATGATCGCATATCCATGTTATTAACTTCCTATTGTACTTTTTGTGTTTTCATCTGCACTAATATCTTTTGAATCGCCTGGCTTAATACCTTCTACAGGATCAATAGCTCTTTCTTTACGTGCAACTTCTAATTCTTTTAGTAGGTCCATTGTTCTATTATTAGCAACTTGATCTTGTGCGCTTTCTCCGCCCATGTCTTCTGTATTCAATAAAGACTCATATGGAGCTTTGTCGTCTGCTACTTCCATTTGCTGTGCTTCTACAGGATCACCTTCACCGCGTACAATTAAATTAGCATGTGCTGCACTAGTTTCGTCAACAAGATACTGTTCTAATACAAATGCTGTAACTGGATAACTTACTTCAACATCGTAGTGAGTAACTTCACAGTTTTGTAATTGTGGGAAATCTAAAGGTTTTTCTGTAATCGGTGTTTTCTTTCCTGTGCTAACAGATACAACTTCAAATTTTGTTAGAGACCTTTCTAGTTCATCGGCAAAATTTTCTGGCAATTCACCGGCTACCCTTACCTTAAAGTTATATGTCTTTTTAGACTCTGTTAAATATTCTTTAAATGCTTTCATGATTCGATCCTACTATAATGTTATTTATCCATATTCTTAAGTTTTTCAAGCAAACTATTACGATCTGTTACTACATAACCTTGACCGGGTATTACGTCTCCTTCAATACCATTGCTATCTTTATCTTGTTTTTCTTTTCTAAGTTGCAACTCAATCATTTTTAGCTTTTTATCTAGTTTTGCTGTCTTGGCATCTAAACTAGTTTTAAGCATATTACCGGCAACTTCAAAAACTCTGCCACTATATCTGCTTTCTACATTCATACCTAGGTCCATAAGATCATCGTATGCAGTCATAGCTTTATCAGCAACTTCATTTAATTCTTTGTCAGCTAATTCGCCTAGTCCCTTTACAGCAGGTAATGCACTAGCAATCTTATCTAACTCAGATATATCACGTGCAGTATCGTGTTGCTCTACAATAGCAGCTTGTGCTTTTTCGTTATTCTTTGATTCTTGAATAATTTCTTTTGAATCAGGCAAATTTAATAGTTCTTCAAGTTTTTTTGTCATGTGTAATCTCGCATTAACTACTAATATTTATACTATCTTGACCCTTGATGGAAAATATCTGTTTCGTTTACAACTCTAAATACCATGCTTTGTTGCTTACAATATGCATTTGCTGCTGACCATTTAGCTTGATTAAGTATATAACTTGCTTGATTAGCTCTACTTTTGCCAAGTTTATCTCTATGTGTTTGGTTAGCAGGTTTTACTTCTATTAATTCCACTCTCTGCTTACCATTTTTATCTACATATGCAACAAAAAAATCCGGCACATAAATTGTATGTTTGCCTGTGAATGGATTTCGATAAGGTATTCTTATTGCTTCACTAGCCCATTGTGCTACATTAGGATGTTCGTCACAAAAACGCATAAATGCAAATTCCCAACTACTGCGATAGGTTGGTGTTTTTCTTCCTACATATTTTGTTGGATTTTTTAGAGCAAATTTACCCTGTGCAAACCTGGCCATAGCACTAAACCACTATGTTACGTTTTTCAATTTTATCTACGGTTGCGGTACGTTTAAAACCTACACTTGATGTTGATTCTCTGCTGTAATTGAGTACTTCGGCAACCACTGTACTTAATTGTATCTCGTCCAAACCTTTAAGCGTATCCAATAATGTAAAAATGTTAACATTATCTATTTTTGCCTGCTCTAATAAAACTGTTGATGTACTCTGTGCTGCTGATTTATCGAAACCTCTTTTCAAAAAGAATCCTATTACAGCATCAACTTCATTGGTCGGAAAACTTAATTTTTTTGTAAAATATTTGTCAAAAAATTCTGTAGTTCTGCCTTCTGATGTTGTTTCTTTTTTTGGTAAACTTGACATTACGTTGATCCTTTAAGTGCTTCTTGTGCTGATGAAGATAGAGCATTGTATGCTGCATTGGCACCGTTGACTCCTCCAGTTCCACCGTTAGCTTGGTGTGTTTTAGTAAATGCCGCTTTTGCTGCACTTTCCTTGGCCGCATCACTGTTATTTACTGCTTGTGTTACTGCCTGTAATCCTGCAACTGCAGCTGTTGCGATAACAAGATCTTTTGCTCCTCCGCTACCACCGTTCTTTGGAAAAAATGTATTTGCAACTCCGCTTACATCTGTGCCAGCTGCCGCGCCAATTGCTCCAGTAAGCAAACTAAATCCTTCTGCCCTAATACCTTCACTACTCAAGTTACGCACATTTGATACCAAGTTTGCTGCAGCTAATCCTGCTTCAAGAGGGCTGTTAAATCCGCCATCATTAGTAATGAAATCATATAAACTTATACCAGCACCAATGGCTCCGCCTATTCCTAGCGAACCTCCACCTAACAAACTTGCTGGACTAGGTGTTGTATCATAGTGTGATGGATCTCCGAAACCTTTTGGATTATCTACTCCTACTTTGCCTCTATCATACCATACTGCTTCGTATGCAACTGTCATATTATTTGCCATAGTGCCACTACCGTCTCCACTATCTACACTATCATGTCCCCAATCTGTAACTGTAGGATTTACTAGTGTATATGTTGTGAATGTTTTTCGTGTCAGTTGGCTAATTTGTATACTTTTAAAAAACGGTTCGTTTTGATTGTTATCTAAACCATAAGCATATTTGTTTCTTTCTTTTCCAGCATATGTGCTATCACCTGCAGCAGTTTTACTTACTTGGCGATTATATGCTTCTGGACGAGATCCATAATTTCCATCTGCAAAATAATATCTATAATAGGCTTCCATTAAGGCACTTGTTATACCTAAATTGTCGTCATGGAAGGATATATTGCATGGATTATAAGAAATACTAGTTTGTACATTTTTTATTCTGTTGTATTTTTTCTTAGTATCAACAGTTGCAGTATACTTAGGCAAATCTGCACTCTTTACAAGTAAACCAATCTCTCTAGTGTGTTTTTGTTTTAATTCAGGTAACACGCTTGCAGGTTGATCATTAATTTCAAAAAATACGTGATAAAGAAATTTTGTTTTAGGAGCTAATCTAAACGCATCTGTAACAAATGTTTTACTTGCGTGTCTAAAGTCAGCAAGATTTCCTTTTGGACTTAATGCTCCACTTGCTAAATTGTCTAAAAATCCTGTGAACTTTCCCATACTAATATTTATCCAATTTAAAAAGTGCGTATATAAAAGAATAAGGGGTACTTAAAAAAGTACCCCCTATAGATTAGGAACTTAAATTTATTGTTTAGGCGCCGCCACCAGTAACAAGTGTATTTACAGTTCTGCCAATAGCAGTACCAATACCTGTACCTTGTGGAGACTGCACAGCATTATCGTATTGAATATTTAATGCAATGCTAACTGGATCTGTTGAATTAGAATAAGCTAAACTGTTGTAGTTTGCACTCTCTAAGTAACAACCATATAATTCAAATGTTTCTAGTACAGTTGGTGTATTAGCACCGTTGCCGCCGTCTAGTATTTCAATTCTACTCGTAAATTTGTAATCCTGTCCACTTGCAGCACTTGACTGCTCGTAAAAGTCGAACTGTTTCTGTAACTGTTCGCCAACAAGTTTTTGCACATTGTTGTTTACATCTTCACGTAAGTTAAGTGTAATTGGATCCCATGTATGTTTACCAGCTAGATAAACTCTTGAGTTGTAAATGTCTATAGTCATTTTTTCGAATGACACGTTTGGACGAGCTACATCAATTACTTGTTTAGTAAGTTCTGTTGTTGGTGTTGAAACTCCAAAATTTTCCAGTGACACTCTAAAGCGGTACTGGAGTTTTGGCATCAACAAGCCTTGGTTACTAGCGGAATCTCCGCTTGCCAAAGGCACTGTGATTTTTGATAGTGTTGATATTGCCATTTATTTTGCTCCTAATCTAAAAGTATTTATCATTTTTTATAATCCTGCAATTTCACCAGTATTCTTAAGTCTTAGCGGAATGTAAATAAATTCAACTGCCTTAACAGGTTCGATAGCAATGTCTAAGTGTAGTTCACTTCTATCTATTCTGCTAGGTGTATTGTTAGATTCATCACATACAACTAAGAAGTCATATAGTGCTCTTTGACCTACTAGCTCAAGCATTAGGCTTTCTGCAGCACCTTTGATCTCATCACGTGTAATTTTATCGTTTGGTTCAAACAAGTAAGGCTTAGCAAGTTGATTAAGTTGACTACGTAAGTAAATTACAAGTCTAGCAACATTGATTCTATCCAAAGAACTTGCCGCAAGCTGTCTTGTTTTCTGTCCAAATGCAACTAAACCAGCACCTGTTATAAAAGTAATCGGGTTAACATTGTTTGCATACAATGTATCTCTAGTACCTTCATTTAGTGCCACTGATTTAAATTCGCCTTCGCTAGTTATAAATCCAGTTGAACTTGCATTTGTAATTCCACCACGTCTTGTACCTGCTGGTGCAAACCATGGAAACGATACTTGGTCACTAAGTGCAATAGTTCTCATCATCATATGCGATGATGGAACAACAACATTATTACCAAAGTTATCACTTGTAAATCCACTTGGATAATAAACTGCCAAGTATGGATCAGAAGTAACAAGTCCGTTATCATTATCTTCTAATGCTAAATTAACGTTTGTTGCCCAATTATTCAATGAAGTTGCATCACTTGATAAACGGAATGGTGAATCACCAAGTACAAATGCTGACAAGCCTCTGTCATAGTTTAATGATTTCATTTCACCAATTAGTTCTGGATAAGCAGGACATGCCATTAAGTTAAACAATCTTGATTCATCATCTCTAATGTCTTGATTGCTGTTAACTAGTGCCTGTAGTGCTTGTACAACAACCTTACGCTGTGCTTTACGTCCGAATGTACCTGAACCGTCTTCTTGGTTAGCACTTTCTGTTACCCAACGATCTGCAAAATATAATGCTTGAGATTCGCCAGTGCCGCTACCATATCTTATGTTATTGCCAGCTGTATTCACATAGTTTTTAACATATTTCTTTACATTAAATCCTGAACGTCTTAGATTGTATAACAACATTCCTTTTGGATATAGTGCAGGATCTGGACTATCAAAGTCAACAAAATCGCTTACAAGTAATTCTGGAATAGTAGCTGCTGTTGCACTTGATGCGCCAGAGTCACCATATCTCACATCAGCAAATAGTATACCATCTTCTGAAGTTTGATCACCGCTGTCTACCAAAAGCCATCTGTTTGCAATTGGTAAGTCTGTTCTACTTGCACGATATTTGTAAATTCTTGGATAATTTTCTAAGTCTGCTGTGCTAATCCAAATATCTCCGCGTACAAGAGCTGTACCGTCGCTTTGGGCTAATGGTGCAGTTGCACTTACAATAGGACCATTTGGGTCAGGTGTTTTTGTGTTATCTACATTATAAAAAGGACTTGCATTTGAACTCTGTCCACTTGCACCGTCATATAGTAGTCCAACCCATTCACTGCCGTTGTGTACTAAAATATCAATTTCGTCAACAATTGAGTTGTACCAAAGTCTACCGTTTGCAGTGCCTGCTTTAACCTCTGTAGGCTTTGCTGTATAGAAGCCGTTACCGGCATCATTTACAGGAGACCATAAAGTTGCTTGGAATTGCTTTGGATTCGTAGCACTTGATGTTCCTGGTACATATATTAAGTTTGGTGTTCCAGATGTTGGACTTACATAAGGTGTAAATCCTGCTGCTAGTAGTACTCCATCAGTATCAACAAAACGTATTTCACCTCCTAAAGCGTGGCTTATCACTACACCATTAGAAGCGTTTACGGTTGCTGTAACATTTTCTACGTTAGCTGAGTTAATTGCACCTGCTAACAATCCAGCATCTGCTGCTGCACTAGTGTAAGTTTCTGTAATAGTTACCGCAGTACTAAATGCTGCACTTCCATTGTCAGTTGCTTGTATAGTAAATGATTTTGAACCAGCTCCAATTGATCCGGTTGTAATCTTATTACCACTAATAACTGTTGGTGCTACTCCTCTACGTCTCTGTAACTTAACTGTAGCAAGAGGCTGTACATCGCCTGCAACATTAGTTTCTGCATAAACAGCACTAGATAGTAATGCAGTTCCGCCGCTTGTTGGATCTAATTCGTATATAGCTGTTTGATTATCTGGATATAAAGGAACTGTTATTGCTTCCCATAGTTGGGTTGCATTATTCCATTTCTTGACACTATAGCTTGAACCTAAGTTAGGTGTTGTAGTTTTTAACCAAACTGAACCAGTTGGGCGTGTGTATGTGTCAGCATTCTTCCATTCTGGAACGCTAGTATGTTTACCAATTTGTAATGCTGGCGGATAATACGTTCCTACCGCAATACCTAGCTCGCCTAATCTAGTTGTATCGCCGCCAATAATAATTGGGCCGCCTAATGAACTATCATCTGCACCTGAACTTGAACCGTCACTAAAAATTTCTAATTTTAGATCTGTTGCTTTTGCAGTGATTCCCGGTATACTTAATCCGTTGATTGTTGACACTACATCTGTAACAGTATCTGAACTATTAACAGTAACACTTGTACCATTTATTGTTATAGCCGCTGTACCTGCAAAAGTTGGATTAGACGCTGTGCCTGTAATTGTTGGCCATGCTTTAATCCAAACATCACTTCCGACAAGTACCCATACACCGTCTGTATTTTTATAAAAAATTCTTATCAAAGTTGTAGTTGCTACAACTGCATAACTTCCTACTGCTCCAATGCTACTAACCGGAATTTCCCCAGAATATCCATTAGTTACTAAAGAGCCTGTATTTGATAAATCGGAGCTGTCTGTAATGACTGTTGGTACTTTATTTGTAAATACCTGTCCTGAATTTAAAACACTTGCACCATTCCATTGCTGTATACCCCATAATGTATTTGCTGTATCTAACCAATAAGTACCGTCTGCTGGCGCAGCCTCCGGTGCAGTTGCACTTGGTTCTAGTTCTCCTAGATCAACATCTGCTCTTACTACAAAAGCTCTGTTTGCTATACCTAAATATGAATAAGCAGCTTGCAATCCGTATTCGTTTAGTTCGCCACCGTGTATCATATTGTTATTTGAATCAGATTTGAAAATTGGATCTCCAAATGTATCTGCTAAGTCTCTTTGACTTGTTAACAGATATGGAACTCCTGCATTTGCAGCTGTAGTGCCAGGTGCTGTACCTGTGCCTGCTGCATTTGTTTTATCTTGTGCCGAAGCAATAAAGATCATTGGTGTTGTACCTGGTTCAGCGGGTGTGTAAAAACTTTCGTCTACTACGCTAACCTGTACGCCTGGGGATACTAGTGCCATGTTATTCTCCTATCGTGGACATTACTTTGTTATTATTATTTAGCATAAATTTTTAAATACCAGCTAATATCAGCCCAGAAAAAGGCACCGTAAAGGTGAGGTAAATACAATATGAGACCTTTATGTAAATGCAAACAGCGTCCTTGTGCAATAAACTACAAAAAAGACGGAAAGACCTTTTATAGGAAGTTATGCGAAAGATGTTTACGCAATGGTATTAATTATGGTATACCATTATGGAAACAAAAAGGTTATGATAAAAAAGATTATTGCGAAAAATGTGCATTTGAAAGTAAGTACACTGAACAGTTTAATGTTTTTCATATTGACGGTAACTTACTTAATTGTAGGCCTAGTAATCTTAAAACAATATGTGCTAACTGTCAACGTTTACTACAAAAACAAGGAGTTAGATGGAAACAAGGTGACCTTTTACCTGACTTCTAAGTTCAAGAAGTGTTCCGTTATTATCTAATATTTTGTTAAAGTTTGTATTAGCCCAAGCCCATTCAGACTCATGTACTTCTGTAGGTTCTATACCTAAATCTTGGTACATACGAAACCATACAGGATCAGGACCTCTACGCATACGCCAGACTTCTCCATGTATACTTTTTATCATATTTGCTTCGTTCGGAAATCTTACGTCAGGAATAACAAAATTTTGTTTTGGATTTTCTATTATATGCTTTTTAACTAAGCTCACCCATACACCATCATAAAATCCTTGTCGCATACATTCAGTGCCAAAGAGCTGTAATACTAGTCTTGGGCTTATATCTTTACCTAACTCTGCAGACCAAAAATCATCTTTTTCTTCGCGCCAGTCTCTACTATTACTTGTTTTGCCTTCAAGCATTGATCGATCCCAACCAAAGACTGTTGCTACACCGTCTTTGAGCTTATCTGCAAAAGATATTTTTTTAAAGTTTTTTTCTTGTACAAGAAT